GGCTTCTATTACAGCAAGGCGAAAGCAGAAAACCGGATCAAACTTCGGAAGAAGTACGGTCCCGAAATCTACAATGACACGAAGGAGCCTTGACCATGTTCGACACCATCATTCAAAATCTGGTGAATATCGGCTGGGCTATGCTGATCTTCCTGGCGGCATACCTGGCGAACGTCACCTTTTCCCTGTGGTACAACATCAAATTGCAGAATCAGCCGTTCGACCGCGCGAAGCTGGCCGCCAGCGGGATCAAGATCGCGACCTTCGTGATCGGCCTGATCCTTCTGTGCCTGTCCGTGACCACGCTTCCCCTGTTCGCGAACGACGTCGGCTGGTCCATTCCCCAGGAATACACCGACGTCTTCGCGGACCTGGTGATCATCGGCGCTGTGCTTCTTGTTTCCTGTAAGTACATCAAGGAAGCCTTCGGGAAGTTCACGGCCATTCTGAACGCCGGGACGACCGGCGGCGAAACCGAAAGAGAGGAAGTAAACGACCATGATGAAAAGTAAGACCTTTATCGAAAAGCTGATCGACGCGGCCCAGAATCACAAAACCCTGTACGTCATGGGCTGTTTCGGCGCGCCTATGACGGCCGCCAATAAGACCAGGTACACACAGAATCACAGCTACAACAGACAGGCGGCCCGGACCGCTATGATCAAGACCGCCAGCGCCGACACCTTCGGTTTTGACTGTGTCTGTCTGATCAAGGGGATTCTGTGGGGCTGGACCGGCGACAAGTCGAAGACCTACGGCGGCGCGGTCTACGCTTCGAACGGCGTCCCCGACATCGGAGCCGACACCATGATCGGCAAGTGTAAGAACGTGTCGACCGGGAACTGGGGGAACATGACCCCCGGCGAAGCCCTGTGGGTCCCCGGCCACATCGGCGTCTATATCGGCGACGGCCTGGCCGTGGAGTGTTCCCCGGCCTTCGAAAACGACGTCCAGATCACGGCCGTCGGAAACATCGGCAAGAAGGCCGGCTACAATACCCGGACCTGGCAGAAACACGGCCGCCTTCCCTACGTCGACTATTCCGACGCCGGCGGAAGCGCGCCCGTTGTGACCCCGCCCGCCAGCGGCGGCGAAACCGTCTACACCGTGAAGAAGGGCGACACCCTGTCCGCGATCGCGGCGAAGTACGGGACCACCTACCAGGAGATCGCCGCCTACAACGGGATCGCGAACCCGAACCTGATCCGCGTCGGCCAGAAGATCAAGATTCCGGCCGCGACCGCGCCGGAGTCCTTCGCAAAGGGGGACAAAGTGAAGGTCCTGAACGCCGTCACCTATGACGGGAAGTCCTTCAAGACCTACTATGACACCTACGACGTGATCCAGGTCAACGGCGACCGCGTCGTGATCGGCGTCGGCGCGACCGTCACGGCCGCCGTCAACGCGGCGAACCTTCGCAAAGCGTAAGCCGGCCGGAGCCGGCGGAAAGGGGGCGATCCCGTGGGCGTGAAGAAAAATGAACTGGTCCAGTGGATCGGCGGCCTGGAAGCCCTGAAAGACGACGTCCCGGAAATCATGTCCCAGATCGCCGTCGGCGAAGGCCAGTACGCCGTCCGCCAGGCGCGCCTGATCTGCAAGAACGACAGCCCGGACATCGTCAATACCGGCGACTACCGCCGGAACTGGAAGTCCGACAAGACGGCCAGGCGGAGCGGGAACCGCTTCATCGTTCGGTTTTATAATCCCCTGGATTATGCGAGTCACCTTGAACACGGCTTCCGAAGTCACTTCGTCCCCGGTCACTGGGAAGGGAACACCTTCGTCTATAACCGGGACGACCCGGAAGGCGGAATGTTCGTCGGCCCGAAGGGCGGTTACGTCCGGGGACACTTCACCATGAAGCGCGCCGCGAAACGGACAAAGGACACCCAACAGGCCAGAGTGTCCCGCAAAATCACGTGGGAGATCAACAAGCGAATGAAGACGAAGTAAGAAAGGCGGACGGGGAAACCCGTCCGCCTTTTTGCTATTTTCCGAAGGTCTTCCGCCACGCTTCTTCGATCTGGCTGTCACTTAACCCACGCCGGCGGCCGTCCCTGAACGCGGCTTCCTTCATGGACTTCAAGATCAGGTCTTCGCTGACGCTTATGTCAGACCCCGACGGTTCGGAAGCCCAGTCCACCGCCTGGCCTATTGCCCGAAAGGCCAGGTCTTCCGCTTCCAGGATCGCGTCGTCGACCGGCCCTTCGTCCGGCCTGTCCACGCGTTCCAAAGCGTCCACGACTCTTTGAAGGCGGTCCTGACGCCCAGAAGCGGTCTTCAACTTCTGGGCCGCCGCGACTTCTTCGCTGACAACTTCGCCAACCCGCCCCACGAAAAGGGCGTCAATGTCGTCGTTCATTTCAGGGATCGGAGCCTGGCCGGCCTGGACCATGATTGAATTGAATCCCGAAATGAACCGGCGCGCGTCTTCGTACCTGGAAAGGAAAGTGGTCAGATTCTTCGTCTTTTCCATTATTCCGGCCGATTCCATATAAAGGTCCCTGATCTGTTCCAAACGCCTTATTGTCGCAAGCGGGACCGGCGCGGCCTTCTTCGCCTTCTTCCTGAACAGATTCCACCCCATAAAAAGCCCCCCTGAATAGAAATCTATGGTTCATGCCAATAATATCATACCATAGTTTATGGTAACTTCAAATAGAATATTGCGAGTGACCATAAACAGGGGGACGAAAATGAAGAATCTGGGCTACTACGGACGGCGGAATATATGCGGGGAGCGCGTCAGAATGGCGCGCCTGGCGAAGCGCATTTCACAGGAAACCCTGGCGGCGAAAATGCAAACGCTGGGCGTGAACATAGCCCAGGACGCGATCAGCAACATCGAAGCCGGCCGCCGGCTGGTCATGGACTACGAACTTCGCGCCTTCGCGACTGTCCTTCAAGTCCCCATTGAAGAACTACTTGAACCGGAAGAAGAATAGACCCACGGAACGCCCTTCCGTGGGCCTTATTTTTTTACTTGACATTACGGTCTAAAAGGCGTAATATAGAAGCAGAACAGAGAAAGGCGGCGATTCAAATGAAATCCGGAAGCACAAAGAGCGAAACGACGATCGCGCGTTTGCGCTGTGAACGGGGGCTGACACAGGCCGCCCTGGCGAAAGGAACCGGCGTCAACATTCGGACGATCCAGAAGTTCGACAGCGGGGAACGGGGAATCGAAACCGCGTCCCTGGCCGTGGCGCTTCGGATCGCCGACTTCCTGGGCGTCCACCCGCGCGATCTGATCTGACAGCACAGCAAAGCCCCCACCCTTGCCACACGGCAAAGGCGGGGGCTGTTTTTCTTTACAGGGGGAAGGAACATGAAGAAGCGCAGATTCAAACACCTGTCCTGGAACGACCGCCTTCGGATCGAATCGTTCCTGAAATGTGGGAAGCGGGTCCAGGAGATCGCCGACGAAATCGGCGTCCACCGGAACACGATTTACAACGAACTGAAACGGGGCCGGTATATCCACCGAAATTCGGACTGGACCGAAGAAGAACGGTATAGCCCGGACATAGCCGAAGCCGCATACCGGGAAAACCTGGCCGCGAAGGGGCCTGGCCTGAAAATCGGCAAGGATCACCGCCTGGCCGCGTACATCGAACGCCGGATCGTCGAAGACGGCTATTCCCCGGCCGCCGTCCTGGGCGAAATCAAGGTCAAGGGAATCCAGTTCGACACGACGATCTGTGAAGCGACCCTGTATTCCTACATCAAGAAGGGCGTGTTCCTGACACTGGAAGCCGCCCACCTTCCCCGCCAGGGCATGAAGAAGCGCCAATACAAGAAGGTCAAGAAGGCGGCCGCCAGGCCGTCAGCCGGCCGGAGCATAGAAAAGAGGTCCCCGGAGATCGACGACCGCGCGGAGATCGGACACTGGGAAATGGACTGTGTCGAAGGCAAGAAGAAGACGAAGGAAACCCTTCTGGTCCTGACGGAGCGGAAGGCCCGGAAGGAAATCATGGTCAAAATGAAGGACAAGACCACCGGAAGCGTCGTCGCCGCCCTGGACCGCCTTGAACGCAGATACGGAAAACTGTTCAGCAAAGTATTTCAAACGATAACAGTTGATAACGGGACAGAGTTTTCTGACGTCGCGGGCCTGGAACGGTCGTGTCTTCACAAAGGGAAGCGGACGACCGTCTTTTACTGTCACCCCTATTCTTCCTATGAGAGAGGGACCAATGAGAACACGAACGGAATGATCCGGCGCTGGTTCCCAAAGGGGACCGACTTCGGGAAGGTGACGGCGAAGTCGATCCAGGCCGTCGAAGACTGGCTGAACGCATACCCGCGCGGGATTCTGGGCTTCCGCTGTGCCGACGACGTCTTCGCCGAAGCCCTGGCCGCCCTGGTCTAAAAAGTTTTTTCAGGTTTTTTACAATTTAATCTTGACTTTTGCGTTCGCGAGATTTATTATTGACTTGTGCAAAGGTCATTCGACCCGCGCACAGGTCATTTTTTTATTTTCGGACGCGGAAAGAAGGTGAAAATGTGCCGAAGCAGTTCAAAACGGTCGAGTTCGAAGACCGGAAGAAGATCGCGACCATGTACGCGGCCGGGGCGATCGCCGCCGACATAGCCCGGCAGATCGGAGTGTCGGCGACCACCATTTACGCCGAGTTAAAGCGCGGCCAGGACGGCGTCACCCTGGACAAGAACTTCCGGCCGGCCTACGACCCGGACCTGGCCCAGAAACGGGTCCAGGAAAACCTTCGACGGCGGGGCCGAAGAAAGGGGCCATGATGAAGTATTTCCATTCGTGGAGCGGCGGGAAGGACAGCACGGCCGCGATTATACTTGACCACATTCACGGCCTTCCGCCTTCGCGGATCGTGTTCTGTGAAGTCATGTATGACCGGAAGAACGGAATCAGCGGCGAACTTCCTGAACACATCGACTTCGTGAAGAACGTCGCGATCCCGAAGTTCACCGAATGGGGCTTCACCGTCGACCTGATCACCGCCGAAACCGACTACCTGGAAAACTTCTTCCACGTCATTTCCAAGAGCCGGAACGGAAACAACGGAAAAATGCGCGGCTTCCCGTTGAGCGGCCGCTGTACCATCAACCGGGACTGCAAGTTAAAGCCGATCCACGACTACTACAAGCGGAACGGCCTGAAACCGTCGGAATATACCCAGTATGTCGGAATCGCGATCGACGAACCGGAACGGCTTGAAAGGCTTCGCGGAACGAACAAAGTGTCCTTGCTTGAAAGGTACGGCTACACCGAAAAAATGGCCCTGGAACTGTGTCGGGAACACGGCCTTCTTTCCCCGACGTACCAGCTCACGTCCAGGGGGGGGCTGCTGGTTCTGCCCGAATCAGCGACTTTCCGAAATGGCCCATCTGAAAGAGAGCTGGCCGGACCTGTGGGCCGAACTTGAACGCCTGGACAACGTAGAGGGCCGCGTCACAAAGGGCTTCAAGTACGGCGAAACCTTCGCCCAGGTCGCCCGGCGCGTGGAGCAGTGGACCAGGAACCGCGACCTGGTGGAACAGCAATTAAGCCTATTCG